AGGTACCACCAGCGTACTCGCCACCGTTCTTCATGCCGATTTCAGCCAGCAAACGGTCAGCCTCAGCGTCCGCGCGTTCCTTGAGAACCTGACGAGCGGCCTTCTTCACAGGCGCGCTAGGCGTCTGCTTGGACTGGCGCACCTTGATTGGCTTAGACGCCTTCGGTGCCTTAGCGACCTTGACCTTCTTCTGCTTCGGAGTAGCATTAGCGCCACGCTGGGCCGGCGGCACCCACTGGTAGTCACGGGTAGCCGAGTCACCGTCCGATACGAACTTGTACTCGGTCACGGTACGACCAGTCTTGACAGTCTCAATCTCAAAGCCGCGGAGCTTGAGATAGCAGATATACTTGGAAGCATAGGCACCTTGGCCTACATGCTTTTCAATCTGGGCGGGAGTGGCCGAACCCTTCTCTTTAAGAAAAGCTAGGGCGCGATCATGGGCAGCAATCTTAGTCATGTGTGTGTTTTCCTGTGTTTATTGAGTTAACTTGGATATAATAGCAGGTATATCCAGACCTGTCAAGCCCAAATGAAGTCTTCAGGCGTTTCGCGGTGGATTTCTTCCAGAACAGCACGAACATCGGAACGAATAGCGCGGGGTTCATGCATGTAGACATAGGCATAGATGGTGGCTTCGTCACGCATTCCGCGTTCCACAGCCGTCCAGACCAGTTCTTGGATATCCATAATGAAGTCCTTCATTCGTGCCATTATCTCTTCTCCTTGTAAGATTCCATCCATTCGACCAAGAGATTGACACCCTCGGCCTGAGACACACCGAACACCCGACGAACATACGGAACAGCACCAAACATGTTGGTGATCCCGGAATCACGCAGGGCGTTTAGATAGTCGAACACGCGCACCTTGTCAGTCATTAAGCATATCTCCGTCGAGTGGGATCGGTCTCATGGAATGTGTGTCTGGGCGCCTGCCCATCAAGCCAGCGAATACCGGGCTTGGACTTGGTGATCACCTTATCATCAAGGTAATAGTATCCGCAATATCGGCCAGCCGAGTGTAGAGTTGCTTCGAGCAGATCAATCATACCTGTGCGCCGAGCGACCGAAGCGGGATCATCACCGCCCTGATAATCGGCCGAGAGATAGCCGTTGGCGTAATCAAGCAAAGCGTCAACGGGAATGGTCTTGCGAAACTTAGCCATTGATGGCAACCTCAAAATGTTTGGGAAGGGGTTTTACATACTTGGCGGCGGTCGTAGAAACAACACCGTCAAGTTTCTGGTATATGATCTGGTCATCGGCAATAGCGATGACCTTGACTACCTCAAGAGTAGCAGGAATGTTTATACCTCGATCAGCACTACCCCAATCGGTAAGTGTCTGGTAGAGTTTACCAACAAAAATCTTGGCCATTAGGCGGCTTCCTTCTCAATGGTGATGATAATAGACTTGGAACCCTTGGTGATGCGGATCTGGTTGCGACCCACAGCCTCCATGATATCACGGTCATAGGTGATACCGCGGGGCATTTCACCCATCATCGCAAGGATGATCTGATCGCGGAGAGTCCGTTGCTTACGTTTAGCCATTAGCGAAGGTTCCTTTCGGGGTTGCAGAAATCAACATCCTCAGCAAACTTTTGTGCGAGGGAAATGAAAGTCATAAAATCGGAAACATCGCCCTTGCGAGCCGCTTGAAAAGCCTCAGCGATATAGTTGGCGGCTAATCGAATATTGGCATTCGGATGATTTGCAACCGTAGCGTGAAACTTTGCTTTTTCGCGGGCAGTCTTGATCGGGCGGTAGGTCTTCATGGAACTCTTTCTCATTGTCATATACTATAGATGGGGATGGTAAGTCGGTTTTTCAAGGGTTCATTCCGCATACCAGTTATGCGGCAGCCGCAGAGCGGCTCTTGAACCCAGCCTGACGCAGGGTAATGGCCTTACGACCCGTATTGAAAGCCGAACCACGATCATTACGAAACGTCAATTCTGCCTTTTTGGGCTTCCGGTACTTTGCCACCGTGATACAACCACCGCGTTCAAAATAGTTAAGGATCAACTGGTTCGTGTTCATCGTTTCCATCTCTCTTGTCATATACTATAGATAAGAACGGCAACCCCGATTTTCAAGGGCGGAATTCATGTTTTTCTGCATGCCTGCTATGCATCCGGCGCATGGCTAAGTCATTGATATCATTAGGGTGGGGTTTTTGGCTAAGTGCTTGATATCATTGGGACTGCTCCAGACGCGGTAGGAAGCGGCTGGAGCGGCTGGCTTAGGCAGCGATGGATCGTACCACCCGTGCCTCAGCTTCAAGCCAGAGCATGTGCTGGTTGATTTCGGCGATATCTTCCCGGACCACATTGCGAGCCCAAACCCAGACTACATCCTGGTAGACCTCAGCAACCTTACCAGAGCGTAAGGCCTTCTTTACCTTAACGTCAGAGGTGGCGATAGCCAGCTTCTTTTCAACGGAAGAGCGATAACCCATACCGTAGGTTGCATCCATCACAACTACAACCGGCCCGACAGTGCCTTTGCCGTTTTTGCCCTTCACAACCTTTGCGATAGCACCCTTCTCAATCTGATGGACGCGAGCCTCTTCCATTTCCAGCAACCGTTCATACTGGACGTTGATCAACCAATGCTTGTATTTTTCGCGGATTTCGTCAGTGGCATCCACCGTGATCTGGGTGGGCTTCCAGTCGGGGCCGTTCATGTCGTATACATTGACTAGGATCTGCTTAGGAAACGCGGTGGCCTCATCCCAGACTGTGGCCCAGTCGGCTGAACCCCATACGTCCGACATAATCCGGTAGTTCTGGTCATGTACAACCTTAAGTACAGCACCTTCCCAATTTGACTGGGAGTCATAAAAACCCTTGTGCTGTTCAGTCCAAGCGATAGCCATGTGGTAGTCTCCGTTATTGCGATACACTATAGATGGGGATTCGACTCGAAAACTTCAATGGTTATAAACGCATAACTGGTATGCTTTGGCTGCATACCAGTTTACGCTGCGTTATCTGTGACCGTTTTTGTTACCGTAAAAGTCATCTATCGCTTCGGCTTCGTCGGAATGTTCAACGAAAGCTTTTGTCCAATTGCGGATCGGGCGTCTCTTTTGCCCCTTTCTCATATCCGCATATTCTTCATCGTCATAATCTTCATGAGTACCGTAGTGATTCTTTTTGTATTTCATGCTAATAAGCCCTTACGAGGTTCAATCCTTTTTTGTTAAACTTGCCACGCCATTTAAAGAACGAAGATCCGTGACCAATATCTTCGTTGTATATGTATTGATAGTGGTGCACCATTTCATGTGCTAACACTTCAACAAAAAATTGTTTGGATTTATAACGCTTGTTCATGAGTAGTCTTGAAGTCCCATAGCCCGGTTTAGCCTGGTCATAATCATACCAGGCATGAGCCTTACGGCGCCACCTAATATCAATCTCATCCAGTGGAGGGAGGGAGTTATCAAATAGTTCCCTGTTAAGGACATTGAACCATGACTGGCAGTCCTCAATAGTTGTTTCGTAAGTGAGTTCACACTTTTCTTCCATAACTTTTTGTAGTCTTGTTCTGCGCTTTCTTGCCATTTTTCCTCTCTAAAAAATAGCATACCAAAATAGTATTAAGGCACATCGGGTAACAATCCTGGGAAGGCTTCTTGTGTCAACTTGTATGTAAGACCCTTCACAGGCAATCTCTTCATAATCATTCCTGCAAATACAGCAGCTTCTTTTTCTTCCATCGATTCCAGCATCTGGGCCAGAATGACCTTCTTTCTATTAAGAGTTAGATCAGGTGAAGTTCTAGGATTATTCTCTTCTAGCAAATACGCTCGACCCAATTCTTGGTGAATGCTTGTATAGCCTAGACCTGCAGGCGCATCGGACTTTCTGTAGTTAGGAATTTCATCTATAACGTAACGAATGTTAGGATGAAATGTACCACGCAATACACACTCTAACGCATAAGACTTGTTGTTTCGTAGAATGTTGATCTTGTCTTGTCTGTTTGGAGCATTCTCAAACTCGGCAAATACTTCATATAGGTTCTTCATCAAAACTCCTGTATCACTTCAAATAAATTCTTTAGCTTCTTTTCCATAAAATAGTTCAGAAGCTTTTGGCGATTGGGAACAACAACAGTATCATATTCATTAATGATATTTTCCTGAATGTTCATTGGAGTAAATTCCAAATCTACCAGCATTTGATTTCTCTTATAGCCACGAAGCATCACTTCATTGACGCAAAACTCTTCTGGAGTCTTGTTGAGCCATTCGTTGAGCTTCTTACTATTTATCGTCTTTTGTCTTTCTCCCAAAGCAAACACATTATCAGCAGAAAGAAAATTGGGAATACCATCGCCGCGATCACCCTTGAGAATGTGTTCCTTGACAAACTTGTGAGGATTATCAGTCTTCACAAAACGCTTCATGATCGGGCTATACTGGATTACATTCGGGTACTTCTGGAGCTGGACAAAGTCCTTGTCGGACGAGAGAATAAGCACCTCTTCATGCGGGGCTTTCCTAGCGGCCAGAACACCGATGATATCGTCAGCCTCAGCGCCTTCAACCTCGATTACCTTGTATGGGAAGTTTTCTTTCAACTCTTCACGGATCTTTCCGAGAGTGTCAAAAATGAGATTCCAATCGAAGCCGGATTCGTCTCGGGCCTTACGGCGATTAGACTTATAGAAGGGATAGAAGTCTCTACGCCAAGACCTCTTGCTATCACATGCGACGATTACCTCGCCGTACTTTTCCTTGAACTGCTTCACATAAGAGCGAAGGCTATTCAGTACCATGTGCCGAATTAGATTTTCATCCAACTTTACCTTTGGATTGGAATTAATCTGCTGCATTAGATTAGAGATTAATACCTGATTTAGGTCGATCAAGATTGCCATAATATTCCTCAGTTGTGCTATTGATTATATAGCAATTATCTCTTGGTGTCAATCGTTTCATCATCTGGATCAGACAAATCAATTTCGGCAATAATAATCTCTTCCATATCTTCAGGACTTTCGATTATCAAATTACCGTTTTCGTCTTTCTTGAGAAGTGAAACGCTTGTTTCTATGAAGTCGTGTAGATGGTGGTTGATGGATAGGGTTCGGTAGATTAGCGCACGGAAAGCTTCCATTGCAAAAGAGAAATCTTTGTCAAAATGTTTGGAATCTTGGTCTAACCCGTAGCTATCTAATGCTCCGAGTAGATTCTCAGCCAGATCAACAATGATTTCTTCTGCATAGTTTTGCTTGCCTTTTTCTTTGGCCTTTTCAATCTCTTCTATTTGTGGTGGAATCTCTCTTACAATCTTATGTTCTGGAAACTTGAATACATTTGTCATTTGATAATCCTTAGAAGCACTGTCTCATTATTTATGCGACCAGTGGCTTCCTTCGGCTTACACTTGACTTCATCCATATACTTTCGCAGAATAATCTTGCCGCCCTGCATCAACTTGTTCAGTTGTTCAGTCGGCTTGCGGAGTTTCTTCACAATAGAAGTTTTCTCATCAAAGCCAATTACTGTGCTGCCCTTGACGTTAAGCCCAGCAGGGCCCATAGCATTGTAAACAGCCAGAGTTCGATACTTGGTATTGAACACCCAAAGCTGATTGCATCCGACAATTTGTTTCGGATCGACAGAAACGAGTTTGTGTTCATCATCCTTTGCCTTATACTTGAGCTTTGATACGATAACCGATACAGGCTTCTCCTTCTTCTTGCGCGGCTTACGAGCCTTTACAATCGTAGCAGTGGTTTCAGCACATGATACGATAGAACGGAGAAACTCTACATAGGCTTTGAGTTGAGCCTTCTTGTAGTGAGAGTACCCTTCATTCAGTTGTTCGTCCTTGCCGCCAAGGGCATCAAACGCTTCCGAATAGAGAGGCTTATAATAAGTCGCAATTCGTTGAGCGATCTGCGGCTTAACATTGTTCTTGATAATCCAATCCGCCATCTTGAACTGACGGCCGTCCCGATAGTATGCATCAAGCAATACCTCGAGATCGGCAATCAATTCATTAGCACGATTAGCAATTCGTTCCTGAATAGAAACTACTGTTGACTTGGAGCTATGTCGTACGGAATCTTCTTGCGCTTCTTCTGCACTGGTCGATAAGGCTTCGGCACTGGAATCGGAG